AAATCTGCAGCAGACATAATTAAATATCCTTCACTTTCATAAGTAGATGTTTCTTTATACACATCAGAACTTGCAACAGAAATAACAAACTTACCATTACCCTGTGTTATTCCCTTAACTAATCCATTACCACCTGTTTGTAAATCTCTAGCAAGACCTGCTGTAGGTAAGTAATATCTCCATAGATTTACTTCATTAGTTCCTTCGTGTACTCCCATATAAACACTATCTCTTGAAACAAACATTGAATGTGGGCAAGTATCAATTCCATCTACTATCCATTCTTTTATTAATTGTCTATTAGCTAATACATATAAGTCATCAGCTACAACTAAATCAGCACGATAAAATCTTCCAACTGTTCTACTTTCTTCTTGCGTACCTAAAAATATAATTCCTTCTGATGCAGCTATAGAATGTATTTGTTCAAATGGTATTTGTGTTTGTCCTTTAAGTTCTAATGTTCCTGCTACATCTTTAAGTGCATAAACATTTTGATTTGTACTTGCAGCTAAAATAACTGCACCTGCATCTATAACAGATGTAATTTCGTGTGTAGGTTCTATTGTTAACAACGCATCTACTACAGCAAACTCTGAAGCCCAACTGTCTGCGAATGGGTCGCCTTCCCATAAATATTCTGCACTACCATCATTAGCAGTTACAACTAATCTATCTTTTACAAACCAAACACCTGTAAATATGCCACCAGTAAAACCTGTATTATGTACTGACCAACCATGACCACCTGGTTCATAGTGTACAAATTGTTTATTAGTTGTTCCTGCAGTTCCAGTTGTAACATAAATTGTATTTCCAAATGCTGCCATACCTGTAATAGCATAAAGTATTCCAGTAGATGTCATAGCTGTCCAGGTATCTCCATCATCTGTACTTTCATAAATAGTTGTATTGTCAGATACATAAATATTTCCATTGGTTGTTCTAACCATATAGTTATTATCAGAACTAAAACTTATGCTTTCTGCTGCAGTTGTGTATAGCAAATGAATGTGATAAGAAGTTTCATCATCTCCATGAAATACATCTACACCTTTGCTATCCCAAAATCTTGTTGTATCTTTAGGTGTACCATTAGCTCTATGTGCAGTGTCTAAACCTTGTCCACCAGTAAAGTTATTTCTTGAATAGATACGCCCTAAGTTAGAAGTGAAATCTTCAGGGTTTTGTTTAACATTTATTTGTCCTTCTTGTACATCAGATGATTGTATAGTCATCTCTCTACCTGGACCAATAGCTGCTCTGAAATACAAATTATCTAATCGTAAATCATATCCATATCTTTTTGGATTGCGAATGTTAGAAGTAGAAGCTATTCTAGGCACTTGGATATACCACGCTGTTTAAACTGACAGGTTCAGGGTATCTAGCTCTTAAATCTTTTCTTGCTTGATTAATTAATACTTGTTGATATTGCAACAAAGAGTTTCTTATATTAGATGATGAATTAACTGGATAGTTTGTAACTGCCATTTGTTGCGTAATATAGTCTGCTGTGTAGGTAGGAACATCTTTACCTGCAATCATTTGAGCAGCAACACCTGACATAATGATTGGTTCATATTCAGTTTCTAATCCTATGTCTGACAATGTTGAGGCTTCATTGGTTACTTCACCGAATTTCTTTTTGAATGTACAGTGGACATTTACTCCATTACTAATACCGGAGAATTGTACAACTTTTCCTGATGCAGTTACAGAAGTTGGTACATTAATAAGTTCCATAGCAACTCCTCTAAACTGTACTGTTGTCTCACTACCACTAGCAAGTGTTTGATATTGTGAAACTGCAGCTAATGGTGCAACAATTCTATTATCATCTGCACCTTCTAATGCTACATATCCTGCAGCACTAGCTATTGTTTGAGTTTCTACTGCATAAAGAGTAGGGTATAAATTTTCTATTTGGTCTTTTACAGCATTAAATACATTAATTCTTGCGAATGGTGGAGCTATCTTGATTAAATCTCCTAATGAATGAGAAGCAGCAGTAGTTCCTCTTGCACCTCTTACTACTGTTATTTCATTTGTAACAGTATTAAGTTCTTTAGAGTACATAAGTTCTTGACCTATTTCTATAATCGCACCTGCATCTAAAGCATCTTCTTCTTCAACAGAAAACAAATCACGATCATAAGGTATTGTTGTAGCTGAAGCATCTATTCCTGATGTTAGATAAGAGTAACTAACAATGTCTTCCATTGGTTCAAGATACTCTCTAAAGACCCTATCAACTAGGTTTCCTATAGTTGTACTCATGTTACTTCCTTATGCTGAATGAAATACTAATTCTATTTTTCTGTCTGCAACTTCTGCTGTACCGGATACTACTTTAATAGCACCAATTCCGGCCCAACCTGAAGGGTCTACTCTGACATGACTATTAGCAGTTACTGTATAAGTTACATCTGTACCATCAGTTTCTTTTAATGCTTTAAAAGTTCCTCCGGTATTTGTAGATGCTACTTGAAAAGTAACAGCAGTTCCTGTCATAGTAGCCGGAAATATAATTCCTGATAACAATAAACCATCTGTATCTACTGCAGTGGATACTGTAGTATTCTCAGAAATATCTATTGTTACACCTTTTGTTTTATATATATTACTACCTGCTACTGGCATTTATTCTCCTAAATCTTATTTTATATTCTAACAGAAGAAAAGGGTGGAGGTGGAGTTCCACCCTAATCTTCAAATATTTATCTTTAGCTTACGCCATTGATAACTGCGTGATATTCAGCAGGTCCTTTATCAAGACCAATTTCCATATAAACACGCTTTGATATTGCGGCTGCATCATCATTATCTGTATCTTCTACGAAGACACCACCTTTTCCTGGGATGTTTAAGAAACAAACATCTAGGTATGCAAGGTCCAAAACGAATGCTTGGTCAGCAGGAACAAATTCGTTCACTACTAATCCAATATTTCCAAATGGAGTAATGATGCTGTCAATGTTAATACCTGCAATGTTTCTATCTCTAGGCAATACTGCCATTTGATTAGAACCACTCTTAACAAGGTTTTGGTTCAAGTCTAATACTGAACCTGGTCTTGCGAAAAGTACAGGGTTATTCATTGGAGCACCTGCATCATACATTAACTTTAATGTTTCAGCTACTGCATTAAAGTCAAGACCTTGTGCAGAACCTAATCCATCACCAGTTGTATCATGTGCGTATGCTGATGAACCATTTCCGGAAGCTACCCATTGTGCGATACCACGCATTTCTCTTGGGTTTCCATCTGTTCCATCATTGAAAGTAGCATTAAAGAATTCATACTCAACTTCTCTTGCGATTTTGCTAAGTAGTTCTTCTAATTGAAATGCCATTTCATCTTGTACTGGGTTAGAACCTTCAAAAGCTGCTGTTCCACTTTCCATAGCTTGTGAGTTCAAATATCCTGTAGATGCCAAAGCGGAGTAGGTGAGTTTAACACCTTGGTTCCAAATTTGGACACAGTCTATTGCAGAACTTCTGCTTCTACCAAAATAAGCAGGTGAACCACCTTCAGCTACAGTTGTGTAACTTGAAACTGCAGGTGTATCTACTTTTTGGGTTTGGAAAACTGGAGAGTTAAGAAGTTTACCACCTGTTAAACCACCAACCATTGATAGTAAAGGTGTTCTTCTTGCACCAACTTTGAATAGTTCGCCAGTGAAATTGTTAATCTCAGATACTGAGATTGGGTCCGGGGAAGCTATTGCTGCCATTTTATTCTCCTAAATTTTTGTTTAGGAGGCTTATTCTCCTAAACGCTACTTTTTTTGTTGCTCATTGAGAGCTTTTAATTTTGTAGCAATACTATCTCTGACCCGACCAGTTTGTTGAGCTTGTGCTATTTGGTCTCTTACACTTGTATTAGCAGTAACAGCTTGTGCTTGACTTGCAAGATTATCTAATCTTTCTTGTCCTGCGTTAACTGTCTCACGAAAACTGTCTTGCTGCCCAAATACCTCATCTCCGAATTCTTCTACAACATAAGCCTTTAGAGCTTCTGCGTTAAGTTCTCCTTCGTAACTTAGGTCGGTTGCTTTACCAATTCCCTTTGTTCTGTCTAAACCTATTTGTTTAAACAAGTCATCTCGTTCTTTAGTTTGATACTGTATCAGTTCTTCTCTAAGAGATTTATTCTCTTCTCGAATAGCTTTCCAGTTCTTATCTTCACTCGATGATTGAACATCAGTTTCGTTAGTTATTTCTTCAGACATGTATTGTCTCCTATTCCTATAAATAATATTTTTACAAGTGCCATTTATGTCATGCACTGGGACTACTACATATTATTTATTTGTCATGTCTTGTATGTAGGCATCAAGACAGTTCTCGTATCCTAGGTCTAGTTTTACCACCCGGCCTTAGTAGAGTGTCAAATTTATTATATCATAGTTTAATTAAATGCAAGCTGTTTAAACAAGTAGTTAAGCCTCAACTAATCCGGTGACTTCTCCTGTTTGTGCTGTAGCTGCACCTGCAATTATTGCAGATTGTGATGCCGCTCTAGCTTCTGTGCTTTTAATTAAACTTAATTGTTCAGGACTTAGACCTGCTAATCCTGTTGCTATTTCTTCTTGTGTTAGTTGTTGACCTGCTGCAGCTGCAACTCTAGTCAATCCTGATAATTGTTCTGTCTCTCTAAATAAAGTTCTAGCTTGTTCTTGTTTTATTCCTGCAGATATAAACTCTTGTACTGCAGATTTACCTAATTTAATATCTGCTACTTCTGCTTCAGCTAATATTTGTGATACAAGTATTTGATTTTCTAATACTGATGTTGCTATCTCAGGTGATATAAACATAGCAAATAGTGCCTCTTCTGTTAAATCCATACCATACTGTTCACGATATACATTTAACACAATGTCTCTATTGTTTATTAATTGTTCATATCCAAATTGCAATCTACCTTTAAACTCTTGAATATCTACATCTCCCGCAATAGCATCTATAATTTCATTTTCAAAAATATTAGGATTAAGATTGTAATTTCTAAGTTCATCTTTCATTGCATCTTTAACTTCTAGGTATTGTATTTCTGTCATTCTTAATGAACCATCTTCTCTTTTAATACCAGTAAATGTTTTAGCATAATCTTCTGATGCTCTACCTTGTGCAATAGCTATATCAATACTTCCAGTATCTACCCAACTATTTAAAATAATGTTCAATATATTTCCAGGGTAATAAGGGAATAATGCTTTAGCATCATCAAATGTAGGTGTATAAGTTTGTGTTTGAGTTTCAAATGCTGCAACTGTTGGCTGACCTGGAGGTGGGTAATTGTTTTGTTGACCATTTAGTTGTGCTAATAATTCTTCTATTCTTTTTCGAGCTGCTTCTTCTGCATCTTTTAATGCTTGTTCTGCTGCAGATAATGTATCTCCTTCATCTCCTGCAGGAGGTTCTACTGGTGCATTATTAGTAATTGGTGCTACATCACTACCATAAACTAATCCAGTTGTATTTGCTATGCCACCAAACTTTTCAGATTGTGCTTGTGCTTCTGCAATAGATACTGAACCTTGTATCTTAGCGTTAGCAGCAGCTCTAGTTTGAGGTCCAATAATTCCATCAGGTGTTACACCTAGTTCTTTTTGTAATGCAATAATCTCTGCTTTAGTCATTATCCAAATACTCCTGAATATGATTGTGGTATCTTTCTAGCTAAATCATCTAAGAAAGCGTTCTTTATACCTGGGCTATTAATAAATGTTTGTCTTACTAACTTATCAAACTCTTGAAAACTACCATTAGATTTAGATATTAATTCATTAACTTGTTCTTGTTGGTCAGCAGTTAATGACACAACTTGTCCACCAGTAGTTCCATTGATAAGTCTTGATGCTCTATTTGTATATTGTGGGTTCCAAGTACTGTATGATGAACCTGCAAATGAAGGATACAATACATCATGTATTCTTTGTAATTCTTGTTCTACTCCTGCTTGGTTACCTGCTTTAACTTGTGCTGCAAGTTTTACAAATTCACCACTTTGTTTGTAACTTTCTAAAGCAGTTGCACCTAGTTTATTTGTTATTAAGTTAGCTGTTGTAGATTGTCCTGCATTAACACCAGTAAATTTTCCTACAAATGTTTTAAGACTGTCAGGTAACAAATCTTCACCACCTAATAAATCTAAATATGTGCTGTCATCAATAAAATCTATATACATATCTACTTCTTCAATAGATTTAAAAGTTCCTGTAGTTAAACCATAAGCTAATACTTTAGCTAAATCATTAACAGGTCCTTTCATATCTCTAGCTAACATAGCTTCTCTGATGTTAATAATGTTTGTTTTGATTTCTTCTTCTACTGCATTAGGGTCAGCATAATATCTAACCATATAATTTCTCTGTTCTTCTGAAGTATTTAAATACCATTCAGTGTTTGATAAATCATCAGTAGATATTGGTACACCAGTAAGCGTTGCAGCTAAGAATGCAGCTTGTACATCGTTATCTAGTAACCATTGCATACCATTCTCTTCTGCTCTTTTAGCTAATAAGTTTTCTTGAACATCCATAATGCTTCTGTAATCTTGTTGTTCAGCACCTGTTTGTATCTCTGATACTAATAAATCTTCATGTCCTCTAAATACATAACCGAATGTAGCAGCAAATTTTTGTTCATCCATTGATGTAATTGCTGCACCTGGTTGTATGAATGACTTACTATCTACTTTTGCAAGTATAGGAAAGTCTCCTAACTCTTCATCTGTATCAAAAAAGACAGCATAAATAACCCCATTTATTTCAATGAGCATCTCAGGTTGGAATATAAATTGATTAGTTAACATTATCTATTAAAAGAAAATAGCATTGCTTCATTCTTATCCTCTGTAGCTAAGTCTTCATTTAAACTATCTAGTATTATATCATACACTGGTTTAGATATTTTGTAAGCTATTGAATACTTATCTGATACTTCACCAAAGTTATCCCAAAAACTTTCATCAGTTGTTTGTGCTTTATATGCTGCTTGTCCTACATCAGATAACAATAAAGCAGTTTCATATATTCCATAAGCTATTGCTGCAGGTGCAGCTACAGTACTTAAACCTATAGCAGGTAATACTTTAGGTAGTACAAACTTAGTTATCACCTGGTCTCCTACATCTGCTTTCTCTAATACACTAAGTATTTTTTTAAACACTCCAGGGTTGTTACCTATAATCTTCTTAGCTTTATTTAGATTATCTACACCATCTGACTTAATTATTGCATCTTCTAAATCATCTACTACATTTGTAGGTGTGTCTATAGAATTTCCTTTTAATATATCTTCTTCTGTTGTTTTAGATAGTCTATTTAAGAATTCACTATCAGGTGTTTCTTCTAAATCATATCCGGCTATTTTTAAATCTTCGTTTATAAATGTATATAAATCTTTTCCTTCTGCAATTGTTGATGCAAAGTTTGGGTCAGTAGTATATTTGACTGAATATTCTTTACCCATAATATTTTGATATTCATTGAAATAATCAGAACTAACTTGATATGGAATATCAGCCATCACTCCTTCAAATGGTCTTAATGTAACTAAGAACTGTGCAGGATTTTTACTGTTCCATAATAAATTATTTAAGTTTTTCTGTATTTCTTGTCCTACATCTCCTGCAATAGATAGTGCTACATCTAAGTGATTACTCATTTCCCATCCATCTAAGAATGCATGATTAGCTCCACTGAATTCTGTATAACCAGTTTGTAATCTACCTAGCTGTTCGTAATAATATTTAATCATATTTTTTATACCAACTGTTTTTAAATTTTCAGGATTATTAATACCGGCTACTATATCTGATGCTTCATCTCCTATATATAAATAGTTGTAAAAAACATCATATAAATTGTCTATACTTTCAGCATCTAAATTATCCACTTGATTATATATTTCTGTAAGTTGAGTTGTAAAAGGTCTCATAATTTCAGTAGATGGCCAAGCAGTATAAAGTTGTGCTATTTCGTGATATTGAATATCATCTAATACTCTTATTTGAATTTCTAATGCATCAGGAACATCACTAACTTTTATATTAGAACCCATTAGTTGCTCTGACATATCAACAATTATGTTATCAATATTATTAACATCTATTTCAAAATCATAATTATCATTTAAATAATTTGCTATATCTTCCAATGCTTGTGCTGTATCTTCATAACCAGTCCACATCAATTCAGGTTCTGTTAAATTGTCAAATTGGTTAGTCTCTTTAAATATATCGTAATTAGTTTTGACATAATCTATTACAGTTTCAAGTTTTAATTTATTAAAGTTTTCTTCTACTGGTATGAAACTTTCAAACAATGCACTTGTATGTGTTGTGTAAAGACTACCTTCATTTCCTTGTATTATTGTTTGTAGTAAATGTTCTCTAAATTCTGTTGCATTAGTTATATAATTTTTACCCCAAGGTATTGAAGAATTAATATATAAATTATCACCTAAAGAAAATAATTCATCGTATATAGTTTTTATACCATCTTCAATTAGGCCAATTTCTCTTTTACCGAGTTCAGCCATTAGCTACCTGATTTATTATTTTGCTTTTTTTTCTTTAACTCTTCACTAAAGTTCTTATAAAAATCTTCTACCCTACTCATCTATCTTCATCTTTCCAGGGTTTTCTCTAAGTCTATTAACAATATCTATTAAAGATATATCCGATTGTTGAGAGGTTTCCATACCTTCTTTTATATTTTCTGATACTTTCTTAGCAACTGTTGCAGGGCCTTTAGCAGCACTTGTTAAGAACTCTGCAGTACCTTTTACAGTACTCTCTCCAATAGCAGTTATTAATTTAAGCAGTTTATAGTAGTTCTTAGCAGGCTGTTTAAACACGCTGCTTTGAGCCTGTGCCTGTGGGCTTTGTTGAAATCTAGTATTTGGGTCCTGTTGTTTATCTTCTTCCATTATGTATTCTCTCCTAACTCAATAGCACCCATTGATGCTTCAAATATATTAGTTGCATATTTAATATTATTTAAATCTTCTGCTGCAGCTAATTGTCCTTTTACTTCAGGTCGTTTTGCTAATTCTTCTGTAATAATTTCTAATGGAGATTTAACGATTGGCTGTTCTCCTTTCTGTCCCATTAAGTATTCGTATGATGGTAACACTAATGGTAATGTACTACCCTTTAAATATCTTGGAAATTCTCCAGGTTGTGTAGCTCTAACATCTTTAAATGTTGTATTTAATATTAAATCTTTATCTGTTATTAAAGAGTTTTTAAAATCTCTTTCTAAAGCAGCAGCTTGTCCAAATGATTGTACTGCTAAGTTTCCATAATCTACATAATTTTGTGGAGTAATAACAATACCCAATTCATCTGCAGCTTGGTCAATAAGTTGTTGTATTTGTGCAGGTGATACATTAACTTCTGATTGTAAATAATTAGCTTCATTAAGAAGTTTTATAAAGTCTTCTGTCTCTCCAATTTCTTTCATTACCTTGTCTAATGTTGAAGTGTATGCAGGTAATCCTGCAGCTAAATCTTTTTCCCAAGCAAAGTTAGGGTCATCAGCAGCTTTAATAAATATAGCAGACATAAAGTTAGCTTCTCTATCAGTCCATTGTCCCCACTCATCTAAAGTAGGTGCATCCATTCCGGCTCTAGTCATTTTCTGTTGCAATCTAAATATTTCTGATGGGTCAAGGTCAGTGAACATACTATATTCATTGCCTTTCCAAAATGGTGCAGGTACTTGTTCTCCTGCTGAGTTAGTAATTAATCCATCTTTAGTTGTTTTATATCCCCAAGTTGGATGACTTGTTCTAATAGCACCTTGTGCTTGTTGTATATCTTGTGCTGTTTTAGCAACATCATTTACATCTTCAGCTAGTTTTATGTCTGATGTATCTGTTTCTTTTACACTTGTAGAAAAATCTTTATAGCTTAATCCGCTTGCAGGTTCTTCAGTTTTCTTTTTATCAAAAGTAATAATCACATCAGGTTTAGGTTTAGTAAATGTACTTGTTGGGTCTTCAATTCTTTGTTGCTTTTTAACAGAAGTAATGCTGTCATAAACATCTATAATTAATTCAGCTACTTGTGGCTGTATATCTGTTGTAGGATTATTAATAATAAATGCATACTTCTCTCTAACATCAGGGCTTATAAATGAAGAGAAGTTTTCATCTTCCATTATTTCTGATATAGACCATAGTTTATCTACTTGACCTCTAACCTCTTTTGTTGGTCCAGGTTTTTCTACTGTAAAATAAAACAATGGTTGAGCAAAAGATTGTGATATTAGTTCTGCAATAGATGCATACTTCTTAGGTTGTTCTCCGGTAGGAGTTTCTTCACCTAATAGTTCTTGTACTAAATCTTCATTTTCCATTTATTAATCTCCTGTGTTGGCACTGTTATTAGGGCTTATCTCATAGAATAGCACCTCATTAGCTAATTGTGGAAAGTTAGTGTTCTTACCTTCATTTACCAAATCTTGCCAAATTATTGTCATTATCTCTCTAGCTTTTACTGGGTCTGTACTTGTACCATTTAATGTTCTAGCTTTTTTTGTTGGGCTAAAAACATATAGTGTATTATCACCATAAGTAAAACTTCCACCTTTTAATAATACATCATTAATTTCATTTCTGTAATTCAAGTACTTCTCTAAATACTTCCACTCAGGGCTTTGTCTTGTAAGTTCATAATCTTCCCATCTTTGAAGTTCTGCAAATATTTCTCTAGTAGAAGCCATTTTAGGTTTACCTTGTCCACTGAATAAATCAATATCATAATCATCTTCAATCTCTGCTTTTAGTTCGCTAATTTTTTCTGCTTGCAATGATGGAGGAACGCTTTCTTTAATGTCTTTTTTACCTTTTTCATATTCAAATATTGCTTGGCTATGTCTCATAAAACTAGCATATTGTTGCGGTTCTATGCCTTGACTTCTAGTTTCAAAATATGCAGGCCAAAATAATTCATCTTCTACTTTATCCGGATGTACATAGTATGCAGTATTTGGTAATGCATCTGCTTCTAATAACCTACTTCTGTCATCTTGTTGCCACCAAAAGAATGAGTTTTCTTTAACTGGTTGCTTACCAACTTTATAAGAAGATGGTTGTTTTAATGGAATTGGATTGATACCAAACTTCTCTATAAACTCTTCTTGTGTTGTAAAGTTATCATAACCATTTTTAATTAACATCTCTTGATATTTATTAACTAATGCTTGTGTTGCCCACCAATTACCATTTTTATCTTCAACTTCTATTCTTGGCTGTATTGCTGTTGGCAAAGAAAACTGTGCCATGCCTCTAAACATATATACATATCTTGCATGTTTTAATGCTTGGTCCATGTATTTATTTACTTCAAGTTCATCTTCTTGGCCAACTAATCCTGCAAGTACATAAGAACTGTATAAATCCATTGCAGTAGTTGCAAAAGCATTTTGTAAATCTTCATCAGGAGAACCTTCCCAAGTTAAAAACTTCTTAGCCCATGCAGGCAACTGGTCTGATAATTGTCCTGAACTTTCAAATTCACCTAAGAAAAACTTTCTAATTAATTGGGATGAACCTATTGCATTTAAAAATATTCTCATTGGAAATGTAACAACTGGTCCAAATCCAGGAGCAAATCCATTTTGTGCAATTAAGTTAAGACCTGAAGCAAAACCAGGAGCAGTCATTCTTACACCTTCTTCTTCTAAACTTTGTCCAAAAGCAAGTGTTTGGTAAGGAGATGTAATAGCATCAGGTAAATTTTCTTCAACACCTGAAGAACGAATAACATTACCCAATGCTTTAAAGGTACCAAGAGTAAGAACATTAAAGACATCAACATAGTTAAACATTAACTTACCTGTGCTTGGGTCTTTTTCTAAGAAACCATTTTCGCTATCCCAAGGTTTAGCTTCTGTACCATTATCTACAGTTACTCTTGCTCTATTAAATTTCTGTGGATTATCAACAATTAATTTACCCCATGATTGGAAAACTTCAGCCCATATTTCAGGAAATGGAATATATTTAGAAAACAAATCAGAAGCAACATGTCGTTGTGATACAGAATAAAATAATGTTTTTACTTCATTCATAGCGGCATGTTTTAATAGTTCTTCTGCTTGCTGAACACTTGTAACTGTATTTTCTAAAGATGGTTCTTTAGCTGCAGCAATTAAATCATCCCATAATTTATTACCATCTATCCAAGGTTCTGCACCTTTTAAGAATGCTGCTTTGGTTTTATCATCCATAAACTTAATTACTTCTATAGCATTTTCATAAAATGCATATCTGAATAATGGGTCTCTGTTTAGATAGTTAGATGGCTTAGATATTAAAGCATTGTATCCAGTTTCTAATAAACTATTGAGAGCATCGTTACCATAACGAACATCAGCTAAATATCCTGCAGCTTGTATTTCTTCACCAACAATCATAGTTCCACTTTCAGATATTCTATTCATTAGGTCAAATCTTCTTGGTAGCGTATTAGCCCCTAATCCCGCATCCTCTACTTCTTGTTTAAACAGCTTGATAAATTGTTTAAAGAATTCTTGATTATTTATTCCTCTTTCTTTTAATTTAAAAGTTTGAATATGAGTTTTATATCGTAACCAATCTTTGTTTTCTATAACTCCACCATTTTTAATAAACTGAAATAGTTTTGTATTATTTCCTACAGACATATCTACAACATATTTTGGGTGAGTTTTTCTACCATTTTGGTACCAAACTCTTGTAGCTATTTCTGCACTTAACTCTTTACCAGTTTGTGGGTCTAAAATTTTAGCAGTTGGGTTTCCAATTAATTTACCAATTCTATATTGAATACTTTCTAAATATTCTCTTAATGCTTTATCACTTTGTAAATAAAGTCTATCTTCTGAATTATGACTTCTTCTAACTAATTCTTCTAGTTTACTTTTACCTTCACCTCGTAGCCATACCATAGTGTCATCAATTCCTTTATTGACTAATGGCACAACTATTGGGTCAGATGACAATAAATATAATTCTTCCCATAACGCTTCCCACCATTGAGGGTTTACATTTCCATTAGGTAAATATTTATCAACATTAATAAACAGGTTTTCTGCTAAATCTTTCCTTCCTGCTAATAGTCCTTCAGTTACAGCAGCTTCTCCCATAGAAGCAAGATAACTTTCATCTGTGGTAAATAAGCTACCTCCAGGTAAACCTTTAGCAGCACCTTTAACTTCTTCTACTTTCAAACCTAATGCATCAAAGTTAGATTTAAACAATGCTTCTAGTGTTGGTTGATTAAGAATTGTATCTATATTAATATCTGCTGCACTTTTATAGCCTGGGCCTTTAACTTTGCTAAATAAATATATTAAAGAATTATCTTGTAGCGGTTTACCAAATCCTGTTTTTTCCGCTAGTTCTCTATTAGCAATATAGACACTTTCTTGGAATGAATTCATACCCATAAATACAGCATTGCTGACTGCATTATCACCTTGTAATCCTATAGATACATCAACCATAAAGTTTCCTTCTTGGTCAACATAAGTACCCATAACATGTTTGTCTTTAGATAATAGTCCTATAGTGTCATCATCAAAAAAGATATTGTCTAATTGTTGGTCAATATATTCTGCAGGAGAAATTCCTAATTCTGTAGCTTTCTTTTCAATGTCACCGATTTGACCCATACTGAATTCTTTATCTTTGTAAGGTGATACGAATGCATCACCTTCAGCAGGTCCTCTTGTCTTTAAATCAAAAAATCTTTTTTCATCTAAGTCAGTTGTAAATCCACCTGCTTTAATAAATGCTTCACCCATTGAGTTATAAGTGTTACCATCATATCCAATAATAGAACCTTTGGAAGATGCTTTAATTTTCTTAGATGTAGTTTGAAAGGCTTTTTCTGTTAAGTCTGCAAATCTAATATCTCTTAAATCATAGTTATTTATTGCAGCATCAATCATATAATCTGATACAACACCCTGTGTATTTGTCTCTAGCAAATGTTCTTTTAGAAGTGTTTGTGCTTTATCAAAGTTCATTGATTTGAATTGCTTAATATCATCTACATCAATCATATTTTTTAAGAATGTAATACCATCATCATCCATTCTTGTAGTCATTATTATTTCACCTAAATTGTTATATAGCTGTGCAACATTATCAGCTCTAACTTCGTCACCAAATAATCCAAATTCTTTATTAGAGTTCAATGCCATTCTTTTAAAAGGATGTGTAATAAAGTTTACTTTGCCGCCAAATGCAGCTCGTAATGCTTCTTCAGGTGCAATTCTTAACATCAATGCAAGTCTTAACATCCAGGCAGGTTTCAATATTTTATTCTGTAAATCATCCAACATAGTATGTATTGGTCCTTTAGGTTTAAGAACTAATTTATTTTTTGATACATTATCTACTAATGCTTTTCTTGGTATCTTAAAAAAGTCTGTCCATCCATAATCTTCAGTTAAGTTTTTAGGTTTACTTGCCCAAGCTCTTAATCTACTGTCAGTTGGTCCAATAAGAGTTTGATGTGCTTTTGTTGCACGAACTACATCTTGTGGGTCTATGAATGATGAAAATGTATCAGTAGCTTGTGACAATAAATGCATACTAGGAACAGCTTCAAATATAAATTGTTCAACTTTTTGTACATCATATTCAAGTCCTAATGCATTAAAATGTGCTTCTAAATCTTTTATTATTTTTTTGTATTTCTTTTTTACTTTTACACCATTAAAAGATAAAGAACCTCCTGATGTACCTTTAAAGAAACTTCTTAGTTCTTCTAATTCAGAAGCATAATTTGCTTGTTGATTAACTAAACTTTCTAAATCTATTTTTAAATTAGGATTTTTATTTTGTACTGACTTCACAATAGCTAAATTGATGTTGTAAACTATTTCATCTAACTCACCTTGATTAGTAGAACTTAATACATCTTGTACATATTGACCTCTTGTTTTGGCATCTACAAAAGCGTTTTTCATATTTGTATCTGCATTCCAAGCAGTTTCATCTAATTGATTTATCATTGCAGTTGTCTGAGGTCTAAGTGAAAATGCTCTTTGCATTTGTTTAGGAAGTGCCATTCTCATTTGAGTTCCTACTCCAAGTAATCCTTTAGCAGGATTTGCTGATTGGAACATTCCTGCAAATCTTCTAAGTGGTGCAACATCTGTAGCCTCACCTGTTATTAATTTACCAACATAGTTAAAGAACTCACCAGTTACTGTTGGTTTTGCAGGTAATGCATTTAATCCAAAGTTTTTATTATTCTTAGTAAATTCTCTAACTCTATCTATTTCTGCTCTTTTTGTTTTTGGCATATATTCTTTTATCATGTTGAACATATTGTCAAATTGTGTATCTGTTAAGTTACCACCTTTAGCTACAACTTCTAGTACATCCCATACATGAATAGGGTCATCTACTTCAAGCAATACTTTTTTAACTGACATAGGAATATTTCTAAATTCAGGAATATCATTTAGGAAAGACATGCCTTCAGCTCCACTAAGTTGTGCTATTGCTTCACCAAACTTTTGGCCCCAACCTGTAGTCCTAACATCATCAATAGTTCTTCCATAATATAGAGAACGATTATATTTTCCTGTTTTACCAGGCAATAATGTTTTAAGTAATGTAGTGGTTGGGTCTGCTGCTTTAATTGCTTTAGCATTAGCACTTACTAAACCTCTCATTGCAGTTTTTACACCTGAACCATAAGCTAAAGCTAAGTTAACTGGGTCAGCAGCAACTCTAAATACAGCATCAACTGCACCTGAGACAACGCTATATCCAGTTGTACCTGGTTCTAACATTTGAGCAGCTATAACTCTTCCTGGAGATATATCTATTTTTTGTCCAGTCTTAGTTGTATATTTAAACTTATCTTCTCTAATATCAAATACTTGTGTAATTGGTACACCATAAATATCTGCTGCTTTTGTTATAGCAGTTCTTTCATCAGAACCTTTTCTTATTTCATCTAAGTATGTTTGAGTATTTTTTAAATCTAATGAACTTGGTAAGTATCCAGTACCTAGGTTAAGTGGTTTACCTTTTCTTACTTCTTGTAAAGCTAAATTAAATTCTGTAGGTCCATACTTTTGTCTTGCATTTATAAATGCTTCACCAACACTAGGGTTAAATACCCTACTTAAAAAATTAGCTGTAGTTCTACCTTCTTGTCCTGGAGATTGATTTACAAAAGTTTCAGCTAAACCACCTAATGTAGCAGCAGCTACAGTAGCAGGAACTGACCTACCAGTTTCTTGTGCAGCAACAACTGCAGATTTAAATCCTCTTGATACTGGTTGGAACGCTGCATCTAGTGCAAGCATACCTAACTGTACACCTCTTTTAAATGGATTTACTTTAGTGACTACTTCTGATGCATACTTCTTAGCTAGTATTTCTTGATTTCTTTGTGCTAATTGTAAAGCTAAATCATCTTCAGGGTTAAGTCCTGTTAATGCAGAATACACCACCATTTGTTTTGGTAATGTAGGATAGGCTGTTGCCATATCAGATATTCTTTGTTGAAGTTCTGCGTTAGTTTCTTTTGTACCTTGTTTGTAAGAGTTAACTCTGTTTAGAGTATCTTCTGCATGAGCAATAGCAAGGTCCATCGCAGAAAATCGTAAACCATTAGACCGCATCGCTTTCCTTTAATTTGTTTGCATATCGATATTGTTTTTTAGCATCAACAATTTGTGGAGCTGCATTTTTCTGTTGAAAGTATTCTAAAATTATTGGGTCTCTAAATTGTTCAAACAATCCCATCATATAAGCATCAAAGTCCATTTCAGGCATTGGTTTAAATGGAGCACCAGTTCCTGTTTGTAATCCATTAACATTAGATACTCCAGGAAATTTTGTTTTGTCTCCAAGTTTCATTGGTCTTGCAACACCACCAACTTGTGTATCTGTAGTAGCAGCAACTGCTGCAGCAGCTTGTTCACCTGATACTTCAGCAGTAAGTCCTGAAGCAGCTTCATTAACTATTTGTGATTGACCAGTTGGGTCTCCTGATTTTCTAGGAATATACAAATCTGCATATCCTGGGTCTGCTTTTAAATCAGTTGCTTGTTTTGCTGCTTTTGCTGATGCAGGTTGTCTAACCATATCTTTCATCCTCTTCGTTTAAAAATTCTCCTAAGTTTGATATAAATTGTAAAAAGTCTATTTTCTGTTGGTCATCTCTTAAAGACATTGATATTTTTATAAACACTCCAGGCATTGGTCCAGGTATGTGATATTCATATACAACTGGAAACATCATTTCATCTGTGTCTAATTCTACATCTAAAATATCTTGTTCTCTTGTATAACGAAAATCCCAGTCTTCCTGGTTAATCATGTCATAGAATGCGGCATTAGTCCTAGCCATTGGGTCGTTATCCGGCACCTTGTCCACCTCCTTGTGCGGCTGCTTGAGCGAGAACTTGAGCTAATCCTGGAGGTGGTCCTTGTGGTCCCATTTGTTGTGGGCCTGCAGCAAGAGCCTCTTCTTCAGGTGTCATATCCTCTCCTTCAGGAGTATAGAACTTTTCTAATATTTTATTTATGTTTTGAGGATTTTTCTTAATCTCAATAGCAGCCATAGTTGCTTTAGGATTTCCTTGTGCAGCTTGGGCCATAAGACTTTCAAATAAAACATTCTCTGCTCTTTCAGCAGATATTCTTTGATTGATAAGAGATATGTTATCTAATCCATCCATATTCTCTTGTAGTGTTTGTGTATCAATAATACCTTGTTGTTTTAATTGCAATCCAGTAATAATCTTTTGTGGTTCATCGAACCCGGCCATAACTCCATACACTCTTCGTGTTTTATACTGTTCTGCAATATCAGTACCAGGAACATAAGTTTCTTTGAATGCTGTACCTTTACGATAACCTGCAATAGGTTTTCTCATATTAGAATACATGACTTCATCCCATTCAAGTCTCTTACTATCTATTTGTTCTAATGCATCTTTAAGAATTGTTTGATATTCTCTAACATGCAATGATGCAGATTGACCAAGTTCTTCTAGTCCTCGGCCAGTATCAAATGCATTAGGGCTTTGTCCATCATCTGAAACTGGATAAGCTGAACCTAAACGAAGATGTCTTTCTAGTCTATCTATCTGTTGGAACAGTTGATAGGGCAGATTGTTTACTGGTTTTATTACTTGACTGCCAGGAGTTAAGTAGTTTACAGATAATCTTCCTTTCTTATACTGTCCACTTTCTATCTCACCAATGATGTTAGTTTCTGTAAAAACAGCATCTTCCATTGCAATGACAGATAGAACATTTATCTTCGCCATATTTGCCATCAATCCAATCACATGATGGAACTGACCTTGCATTTGGTCAAAAGCAAATCTCTTTGCTACGACAAATCTTGGTCCTGATTTTAAAGGGTTAGGTATGAAATCTATAATAATTCTATTTTCCGGTAAGAAGATGTAAGTACCTTCTTCATCATAATATTCAGCTACAACTTTACCTGTACCACTTTGATTGGCCCAAGTTTTATCATAACTAGACATATAAGCCATAGTGTTATATTCACTACTAACTTCATCCATAATTATATTTTTATATTTTGGATATATCTTAGCTAGTGTTGTATGTGGAACTCTTTGTACGACAGCTAATTCTCTAGGTTGTTGGCCTTCACCAAAGTAACCTGGATAACATAGATATGGGTCTTTTACTTCTGCATAAGGATAAGGAACTCCATTAGCATCTTTCTTTTCTTTTAGTACCCAAACAGCAAAACCATAACCTGGTAACCATCTACCAACTTGTGGTAATTGTAAATCTACTTTTTGTAATTCATCATAAGCATGAACTATTCTCTCTAATTTTTCTGCACGCTTGTTAGCTCTTTCGCTATCTTTATCATTGAAGATGTCAACTTTTAAATCCGGTGCTCTACCTAGTTTTTGTGCAAATCTTTCCATAGCGGAGTGAAGTAAGTTAGGTGCAGGTATTTGTTGGTAATCCATATCTCTCATTGATTTACCTAACAATGCTTTTATTCCATCGGCACCACCATTCATGATGGCTCGAATTTTATCTTTTTCGGCTACTACATCAGCATGTAAACTTCTTAATTCGTAAACCCTGCTGTAAACTTCATCTGCTGTTTTCATTATCTCCAACTGTCAATATCTATACTACTACCTTCATATCCACCAAAACTTGGTTCATATTCAAGTCCCATTGTAGCAAGTCTTTCCTTTTGTAACCTACGAATTGTTTTCATAGGAAACCAACTTGCCATAACTAAGTCAGATTTCTGACCTACAGTTCTACTCTTATTCTGAGCTGAGCTAAAGTACACAAGCTGACTTTTATATAAGTTTACCTTCTCTTGGGCTTCAAATCCAAGATATGGCAAAGAAATTAATTTGTCAGCAAACAATGGTCTCATCGCAGTAACACCAAATATTGGGTCGTGCTTATTAGAATAAGTTTGCGTTCCTTCTAGAAATATACCATGTTTTCCTGCAAATTCACGAATTGATTGGTCTTGTCTTATTGCTCTTTGAAATCCATTTTCTTCAATAACCCAGTGTGCAAGATTGTATTTCACAAACCAATTTTTCATAATTGCTAATGCTTGTGGAATACCACCTCCAAGTGAGTTTTCCATATCAATCATGTATAACTTATTTGATGTTTGGTCATATCCCCATAAGAATGCAGCCTGGTATCCAGTTGATGCCGGGTCAAGTCCTGCTATTAATCTAACTCCTGCAGGAATTTGTCCTATTTCTCTACTTTGGTCTCTACAACTTTCTATCTCTACGCTATCAAATAAAGCCATACCATCAGGCATTGCTACATTAAGATAAACCATTTCATAAATTGCTCTACCACCAGTAGTTTCAGCACCTGACTTTCGGTCCATTAACCATTTGTAAGTTCTTTTTCCTGGCCATAACATACAATCAACATGTAACTCACTATCCCAATCAGTTAAATTACATCCAGTATCGTGTGCTTCTTCAACGATAGTATGCCAACTTTCGTTATCTAGTAAGTGTGAATATAAATCATCGTAGTGTTGGCGAGAACCAATTACTACCATGGCGGTATGTTCCTCTTTACGACTAGACAATGTAGTGGTCCACCAGGTTCTTGTGTTGTCTCTAGAAGCAGGTTGCATAGTTGAACTGTGGTCTTCCAAGTCATCTGCGATAATAATGTCACAGTCTCGGGATAATATTTTTCCACCCCTACCAATACCAACCATGGTAGGAGACTTAATACCGGTAACAGTACGAGTGCCGACAGTAAACCCATTCTGCGACCACGCTTTTCCTGCTCGGCTAGTTGGTTTGAAACTTTTTCCAGGTGGACATAATTCTTCGATGAGTTTTTCATTGTTCTCTAATTGGTCTATTACTGAGCTAACTGCGTTCTTTGCTATCTCCTCATTACCACCTACCCATGATATTCTAACATTAGGGTTCTTGATAATAAGCCATACTGCGAAATGAATTAACAAGTCTGTCTTGCCATGTCGAGGTGGAGATAGTATCATCTGCTGATTTCCATGTTCAATAGCTTCTAAAATAGATTTAATCCATCTGATATGAAATTCAGGTGTCTCATAAGGTTTACCTTGTTCAGTTTCAAAATACCTATCTCTAAATATTTTAAAGTCAGCTAATGATTTTTCTGCTTTAGCAGGTAAAGTCCAGTTCTCTGCTTTTTCTTTGGTTTCCATATCTTCTAACCAAGCAGCATAAGCATAAGACAATGCAGCTTTTGTACAACCTAGTAATTCTGCAGCATCTTGTTTTTTCATATCGCCTTTAAGAATTAAAGGTCCTAAATCTTTTTCTATAAGTTTTTTATAGATTTCGCCTCTTCTTTTTTGCACATTAGGTTCAGCAACTGGTTTACCATCATGGTCCGGTTCATAAACTGCACCTTGTTGTTGGGCATAATATTTTTTATTGTGATAGGCTTTTGAACATTTTGCAGAACAAAACTTTCTTGCAGGAGGTTTTAAAACATTGTGACAGGATTGGGCAAAACATAATTTAACTTTAGCCATTTTTTTTATATCCTTTACACTCTTTGTTTAAACAAGTTAATTTAAAGTAGGTTCTATCGAAGTGTAGCGGTAAACCACATTTTCTACATCCTATATCCATAATAAAATATTTATTGTTTTGAGGCCCAGGTATTATCTACCCAGTTTGGATAAGAACGACCTGCTGCTGAGGCTCTTCTTTTAGCCATAGCTTTTTGTTTATCTGTAAGTTTTTTAGATTTACTCTTTGGGTTTGGTTTATCCCAAGGAGGTTTTGCATTTCTTCCACCCATACTAACTCCTTACCACATTTTGCAAGACCAGTACCTAGGTGTAGTCTTGTCTTTTGCTGTATCGCATTTATGTCTAGCTCTAAATGATTTTCTAGCTTCAGGGTTATCTTTTCTGATTTCCATATTTGGGTCTCCAAACATAACCTTTTTAACTTTATCTCCATCTTTAACATAGACTTTAAATTTTTTTCTACCATATCCTGGTTCGCCCTTACCTATTCTTGATGGGCTATTCAATGTTACTGACTTTCCTTGATATGTAGCCATAATTATTTTTTAGTATATTTCTTTTTCTTAGTAGGTTTTTTCATTCCCTTTGGGTATCCAATATCTTTTGGCATTATACTTTTTTCCTTCCTGCCTTACGCAAAGCTATTGCTACAGCTTGTTGCTGCGAATAACCTTCTGACATAAGTTTCCTTATGTTTCTACCAACTGTCTTATCTGAGCTTCCTGTATATAAAGGCATGTTTTTATAATAACACAAAACTCCACCGAAGTGGAGTTGTGTCGTACAGTTGTCCAAACTGTTATGAAAGAAATACGAAATATCAATCAGCAAGTCATCAGTTATCCAACATACAACTGTCATTTTTTTTTCTGATGAAAAGCATACTTTCTTTTCATATTCTTACTTGTATCCTCATACAAGTCCCTGAAACTTTTTCAGGTATATATATATTATTATTGATTAGATTTTAAGTGATGTAAAAAAATTTTTTTTAGTTGCATATAACTACAGTTGTATATACTGAAATTAAATGTACTCTACATACATTTAACCCTATAAGTAATAAGGCCCCTATCCTTGAGGGGGCTTTATTATATAACTTTAAGTAATTTTTCTTCCATTCGTTCAGCTTCCTTTTCAAACTCTAAATCTTCTTCAGGTTCATCAGTAACATCAATATTGTTGTGATAGGTTCTATTGTGTTTAACTTTAACTATGCCAGTAACAAATTGGTAAATGTGCCATAGTTCATGTAATAAAGTTTTCGTATATAATTCATTATTTATTTCTTTATCAATATAAATTACAAAACTCCTGGGCCTATAGTTATGGTCATCAATATAAAGTTCTCCATAATTGCCATCGAGTTTTTTTCTTTTAATAGATATATTGATTTTGTGTTTAGGTAAATAAACTTTTAAAAATTTTTTTGCTAGTTTCATTCTTCTTCTGCAAACTCCTGGCATACAGGACAAAGACCATTAACTAATTCATCCTCCCAAAAAGGATGCCAACAGTTATCACAATCAACTACAGGAATTGTCATATAGAAACTATATCATAAAGTAAAGACCTCGGTTGCCCGAGGCCTAAACTTATACATACACAATAGAAAGGAGGAAACTTTGAACGAAACCTTTGAGGTTTGCAAGTTATCCTAACTGCTATAACTATATCATACTTTAAATTTTATGGGGTAAGTTTTTAAGTAAGGAGGCTTTACAAAAAAAAGTACCCTAAATAATTTTACTATATTTAATTTATGGTATAGTTGAATTTAAGAAACACGATAGATTGCAGGCATTTAGAACAATCTATCAGATTAGAAAACAAATTAAGTGGACTTGCCTGACCATGGTAACTAGGGTTAAAGCCTATTATTCTACATTTGTTTAATTGCTGCGATATGGAGTTAATTCGGTTTGGGAGGGCGTAGCACAGGGTAAGAACCTTTAATTATCTTTATTCAGATATAACTTGCTAGTAAAAGAACAGGCCTAATCTCTTGTAGTTAACAGTATATTTTTAGAGGGTACACTAATTAATAAGTGGGGGTCAACCTTAAACCTCCCCCCATATTTTATTGGTAAATATTACCAATTGTTTATACACTTTGTAGAGAAATATCTAGCATATATATTTGTTATTGCTCACTGTATAAACAAGGTGAAAAGTAATACCATAGAAATTTAAACAACTACCCCCCGAATGCAAAACGACTAACTTTTATTCGGCTAACTCTTCTCAAAGTCTTCGGCCAATTCTTGCATCAAAATTAGAAACTTTTTTTATTTTTTTTTAAGTTTTTTTTTGCACCCTCAAAATCCCCAATGTTTATAGGCTTTTAGCTTAGATATTTTTTATATATTTATTCAATAGTTGTTGACAAACTATTAAAATCCCCCTATAGTATATCTTATACAAAAACAATAGAGAGGACCTTAACTCTTAAAACAAAGCTAAGGAAAATCGGCAAGGCAAGTACAGTCAAAATCGTGTTCAACTAAATACCTTGACAGAGGCATAAAGGCCCAAGGATACAGCGACTAGACCCAGTGAGAATGCTAGAGTGTAATCTAGAAAAACTCACCTTCGAGAGAAGATTGGTGGAGACACATAAAACAACCCGATAAGCGAAAAATTCAAGATTAAGAAACTTGTAACGATAAGTAAAA